ACCCGGAGTCCGGGGAGCTGGTCGTCACCCTGGCCGGGGACACCGAGCGCACCGTCGACATCGACTGGCCCGACCTGGACGAGGTGGATGTCGCCAACGCCATGCAGGCCATCGCCATCGCGGACCAGATCGGCAAGACACCGCCTCTGGTCATCGCCCGCCTGGTGCTGCAGATCCTCGGCGTCACCGACATCGACGAGATCCTCGAGGAGCTGCTCGACGAGGACGGCAACTTCGTGGATCCCAGCGTGAACGCCGGGCAGGTCGCGGCCGACGCGTTCCGGCAGGGCCGTGACCCGGCCGCCGCGGTCGGCGACGGCCAGCCGCCCAACGTCCCGGCCGGAGGTGCCCGATGAGCGAGCGAGAAGACTCGACTGTTGCGACGATGGTGCACGCGCGCCGCGTCGACGAGCTGCTCCTGGGTCTCGTCTCGGACATCCTCGGCCGGGTCACCCGCCACGACCGGTCCAAGCTCGAGGCGCCCGAGAAGGACACGTTCGACGAGTACTCGCACAAGCTGAAGGCCTCCACCTACGGGTCCGATGAGTACAAGTCGTTCCTGGTCGAGATGCAGGTGGCGCTCGATCACCACTACGGGGCGAACCGTCACCACCCCGAGCACTTCCCCGAGGGTGTCGCGGGCATGACGCTGGTGGACCTGGTGGAGATGCTCGCCGACTGGAAGGCCGCCGGGGAGCGCCACGCCGACGGGTCGATGGCGCGGTCGTTGGAGATCCAGCGGGACCGGTTCGGCATCTGCGACCAGCTGCAGTCGGTGCTGGTCAACACTGCGCGCGAGGCGGGATGGCTCGACCGGGGATGACCCCGCCCGGCCCGGCCCCGGATCCGCCGCCGCGCCCCATCCGGCGGGCGCCGGCGAAGCGGTGGCGGGTGCGCCGGCAGGGGCCGTGGCCCGAGCCCGTGTCGCCGACCCCCAGGAAGAGGGCCGCCTGACATGGCGGTCACCACCCGCACCCTGCAGTTGGCGAACGGGCTGCGCATCCAGGTGTCGGCCGGCGCCGACGCGGTGACCCGGGACCTGGTCGAGGCGTGGGTGCGGGCGTGGGACGAGATGAGCATGGAGATGCGTCTCGCGGTCGAGGAGCTGCTGGCGGTCGACCCGCCGCGGTGGCCCACCCGCCGGCAGGTGCAGCGCGCGACCCGCGCGCAGAAGGCGCTGGCGGTGGCCAACGACAACCTGGCCCGGCTGGCCGCCGACGCGAACGTTGCCATCACCGACGCGGCCGGGGACGCGGTGGACCTGGCGGTGGAGGCGCAGCCGCACATCATCGCCTCGCAGATGCCGCCCGCGGCCGGGGACGCGGGGCGGCTGGCCGCCTCGTTCGACCGGGTGTCGGCGCAGGCGATCGAGGCGATCGTGCGGCGTTCTACCAGGCAGGTCACCTCGCTGACCCGCCCGCTGTCCGCCGAGGCGACCGCGGCGATGAAGCGGTCCCTGATCCGGGGTGTGGCGGTCGGGCAGAACCCTCGGCTGGCGGCGCGGGAGATGCTGCGCCGACTCGAGGGGGACTTCAACGGCGGGCTGACCCGGGCTCTCGTGGTGGCCCGCACGGAGATCATCGACGCGCACCGGGCCGGGTCGGCGGCGGTGCACAAGGCGAACGCGGACGTGCTGGCGGGCTGGGTGTGGGTCGCGCAGATGGACAAGCGGACCTGCCCCTCCTGCTTCGCCCAGCACGGGAACCTGCACCCCCTGGACGAGGCGGGCCCGCTGGATCACCAGCAGGGGCGGTGCGCGCGGGTGCCGCAGGCCAAGTCGTGGCGGGAGCTGGGCTTCGACATCGACGAGCCGGCCTCGGCGGTGCCGGACGCGCAGACCGCGTTCGCCCGGATGTCGCGGCCCGACCAGCTGGCGGTGATGGGCCCGCAGCGTCTGGCCGCGCTCGACCGTGGGGACGTGGCCTGGTCGGACCTGTCGACCAGGCGGTCGACAGGCGGATGGCGGGACTCGTTCGCCCCCACCCCGGTCAAGGACCTGCTCCGGGCCTAGCCGACCTACCTGCCTGGCCCGGTGACCGACACCGCCCCGCACCGTAGGCACACGTAGTCGGCGCTGGCCCCCTCCCGGCCGAGGGTGGCGCCCTCGAACCGCCACACGTGCTCGACGCAGTCCGCGTCGTCGTCGTCGCTCATCGCCCCTCACCGTAGGAGTCGCCGTGCCTGACCGCCAGACCCTGGCCGAAGCCCGGCCGACCCTGCTCGCCGAGGCCACCGGCACACCCGGCCGGTACCGGGTGCAGCTCATCGACCCCGGCTGGGGCTCGTCCGGGTACTACTCGCCCGACGTGCTCGCCGAGGCCGCCGCCGCCAAGGTGTTCCCGGCCGGGCTCAAGATGTACGCCGATCACCCCCGCGGCGACGGCTCCGGCGTCGACATGCACGGCAACCGCTCCGTGCAGGACGTGTGGGGAAAGCTGGTCACCGACTCCCAGGTCGCCGAGAGCGGCGCCCTCACCGCCGAGGTCCAGGTCCGCCCCGACATCGCGCCCGTCGTCGACTTCCTGTCCGACGCGATCGGCTTGTCGATCCGCGGCAACGGCACCTTCGAGGTCGGGGAGGCCGAGGGCCGCACCGGGCAGATCATCACCTCCATCGTCGAGGCCACCTCGGTGGACTTCGTCACCGACGCCGGCCGCGGCGGGCAGATCCTGGGCCTGGTCGAGTCCGCCCGGCGCACCATGCTCGGCGAGGCCACCGCCAACGACGTACGCGACGCGCTGTGCACCGCCGTCGACGACGTGCACGGCGGCGAGGAGATCTACACGTGGGTGCGCGACTACGACCCGGACAAGGGCGTCGTGTACTTCGAGGTCTCCGGCAACGTCGAGCCGCGCGGCACCTTCCAGCAGGCCTACACCCTCGCCGACGACGGCTCCACGTCCCTCACGGGCGAGCGCGTCGAAGTCACGGCCCGCACCGAGTACGTCCCGGTCAACAGCCCGGCCGGGTCCACCCCCACCACCGAGTCCCAGGGAGGGACCATGACCAACGTCACCATCGACGAGGCGGAACACCGCCGACTCGTGGAGAGCGACGGCCGGGTGCAGACGCTCGAGTCCGAGCTGGCCACCGAACGCCGGCGCAGGGAAGAGACGGAGGCGACTCTCGCCGAGGGGCGCCGCCGCGAGGACGCCCGCCCGGTGATCGCCGAGGCGTTCACCGGCAGCGCGCTGCACGCCGACGACGTGGCCGAGGTCACCGAGTCGCTGCTCGCCGACCTGCCCACCGCCGACGGCGCCCTGGACACGGCGACGCTGACCACGCGCGCCACCGAGGCCCGCACCCGGCGGGAGGCCAGCGTCGCCCGCTACCTGTCGGAGAACGGCGTCGGGCGGGTCACCGGGTTCGGATCCACCGAGGCCGGCACCACCGAGGTGACCGAGTCCGACTTCGACAAGGCCGTCGCGGACGCGTTCGGGCGTCCCACCGCCAGCAAGGAGGCCTGATCATGCGCAACGAGCGACTCCACGAGGGCAACCGCATCTCCGCCCCCGTCCCGGCCGGCACCCTGTCCGGCGCGCCGGTGCTGCTGTTCGGGTCCATCCCCGGCGTGTGCGCCACCAAGGAGGGCGAGGGCGGCAACATCGCCGGCCGGGCCACCGTCTGGACCGAGGGCGTCTTCGACGTCGCGACGCCCGACGCGGTCGCCGCCGAAGGCACCAAGATCTACATCACCGGCGCGAACGCGCTGACCACGACCGCAGCCGGCAACACCCTGTTCGGCTACACGCTGCACGACGCCGACGGGGCCGGGGGCACCAAGGCCGCCGGCGCCGGCACTGTCCACGTCCGCCTGGCCAAGGTCTGAGGAGGCCACCGACCATGACCATCCTGACGATCGCCGAGGCATTCGGCATCAACGAAGCCGGCCTGATGGCCGGCACCGGCCCGCAGGACCGCCGCCGCCGACGCAACAACCCCGAGGGCCTGCGCGCCGCGCAGATGCTCGAGTCCGCCTGGAACGGCTCGAATGTGGCCTCGATCATGGTTCACGAGGCGCTCTCGACCTCGGACCTGTTCAAGTCCGCGGCCGGGGATGTGCTGGACCGGGAGATGCTCGCCCAGTACGCGGCGATGCCCAAGCAGTGGACGAAGTTCGCGTCCCGCACCCTGGTGCGCAACTTCAAGAAGAAGTACCTGCGTGAGCTCTCCGGGGGGCGCCGCCGCTTCGAGCGGGTCCCCGAGCTCAGCGAGTACCCGTCCGCGGACTACGCCGTGGCGGAGCGCTCGATCCAGGTCGGCAAGTACGGGCGGCGGTTCGGCTACTCGTTCGAGGCGCAGATCAACGACGAGCTCGACGAGCTCAAGCAGGTGCCCGGCGAGTTCGCCAACGCCGCGGGGCTGACCGAGGACTACGTGGCGCTGCAGCAGATCGTCAACCCGGCCACGGGAGCCCCGAACACTGCGTTCTTCAACGCCGGCAACGGCAACATCGGCACCGGGGCGCTGACGCAGGCGAACCTGCAGGGCGCCATCACCACGGTGGCGACGAAGAAGGACGCGGAGGGCAACCTGCTCTCCCCCGGTCCGCTGCAGCTGGTGGTCGGCCCGGCGTTGCAGTTCACCGCCCAGCGGCTGCTGGACCAGACCGAGATCCGCATCACGAACGGCACGAACACCCTGACCACGGTGGAGCCCAACCCGCTGCGCGGTCGGGTCACCCTCACGGTGATGGAGAACCTGCCCGGGACGGCGTGGTTCGTGCTGCCTCTGCCCTCGGCGCCGCGCCCGGCGTTCTACGTGGCGTTCCTGCGCGGCTGGGAGACCCCGGACCTGCGGTACAAGAACGACCAGGGGCAGCGGGTCGGCGGCGGCGACATCCCCCCGGAGGAGGGCGACTTCGACGTGGACGCCGTCTACTGGCGGGCCCGCCACATCGTGGGGGCCGCGCAGGGCGATCCGATGTTCACCTACGCGTCCGACGGATTGGGGACCTGATCATGGCTGAGACACCTGCTGCCGGGCCGATCAAGGCGGAGGACTTCGTCGACGTGGTCGACAAGACCACCGGGGAGCCGCTGCCCGACCCGATCCCGAAGCACTGGATCGGCACCGACCTCGCGCCGAACGTCAAGCGCGGGAGCGGCCGCAAGTCCGCAAGCGACGACAGCGCCGGCGGCTCGGATGGGCCGCCGGCGAGGTCGGCGCCCAAGGGCGAGTGGGTGGCGTACGCGACCGACGAGGCCCGCGGCGGCGACCGGATGACACCCGAGGACGCCGAGAAGGCGACCAAGGACGA